TGTTTCATATCTTATTGATGAAAAACTTGCTGAGTCTTGGGAACAAGCAGAAAAAATTATGGCTACATTGAAACCAGAATTAGTTCAAGAAGTTTATCAGAATCAACTTTGGACTCTTTTTGATGAAGGATATAAATATAAAAAAAATCCTGAGAAAGATCCAGTATACAAACCATATAAAGAAAAGACAAAAGCAGAAAGAATGGCAGATCCAGATAGAGGAATCAACTCTCCTGCATTTAAGAAGTTTATGGCAGATCGAGGAATGTAATGACTCAAGAAACTTTATTATATGATGTAGTTCACGATTATATTATCTCAGAAAACTTTGCTTCTGATACTGAAGGAGCAAATAAGGTGATGCTAAAACTCAGTGATGAGTTGATGCAAGAGATATATGAGAGAACAATGACTGCATCAGAGAAAAGAAAAGATACGATGCTCAAGAAGAAATATGATGACTCTGATATGAAAAAGAATATGCAGGCACAGTATGGTAAGGAAGAGGGAAAGAAAGTTTATTTTGCTACGATTCGTAAGCAAGCAATGAAGAAAGAAGAGGTAGAACAAGAAGATCCCTCTATAAAAGCAAAGATGAAAAGACAAGCAATGATCAAAAAGCAAGTCTTAATGAAAAAACTACAGGCAGTGAGAGCTGGTGCAGGTGCTGATATCACATCTTCACACGAACCAGAAGGTAATATGGTTGAAGCAAAGTATGAGGCTGGTGCATCAACTTATGGTAAAGCATCTATCAGAAACAAGAGAAGATTTGGCACTAAAGGTGAGAATCCTGATCCATTGACTGGAAAGAAGATTACAAAAGATGCGACAAGAGGTGAACTAATTACTAAAAGAAGAGAGGCACACAAAGAAAAACGTGGTGTAAAGACCAAGGTGAAGTCTTACCATTATCCTTTTGAACTAAAGAAAGAGGAAGTTGGTATTAGCAGCACTGTAATGAGAGATAAGGCAAAGAAAGAAGCAATGCTCAGAAAAAAAGAGAGAGACGCAGTTGCTAAGAAACTAAGAAAAGAAGAAGTCAAAAGAGATGAGTATGGCGATCCAGTAGGAGGCCCAAAAATATCAAAGAAACAAAAAGAAAAGAACCTCAAAGCAAATACACCTGACGAGCAGCATACCACTACAACCTCTGAAGGATATGGCAGTGACAGAGTAGGGCCTGCATTAACAATGGCTCGTGTATTAGATAAAGTTAATCCTAAACCAAAACCTAATAGCAAACGCACTAGAGTCTCAAGAGCACTCAAGTTAGCAAGCATCAGGAAAGATGAGAAGATAAGGAAGAGGCAAGAGAATCCATACTCAGCAGATAAGAGATTGAAAATGGTTGCAACATCAATTCGTGATCGAGTGAAGCAAAAAGCAAAAGCAATGGCAACAAGAGAAGATTATATTCCAGAAGAGGGATATGATATTGCGAGAGATATGGGGAGAGTAAAACCATCTAAGGATAAGAAAGATGCGACTACTATGCCACCAAGTAAAGAAATGGAAAAGACACGAAAGGTATACAAAGGCCCGTCTGCACTTGAACTTGTGAAAAAGAAATATGGCAAAGCTGTCATGGATGTTAAAAAGAAGTAAAACTATATAAGTTAAGATTCGGTTAACCGTATGAACTTAGAAGAAGGATGCCATTCTCTTAAGTTGGAATGTGCATTACGAGATCTTGGATTCGTGGATATTGGATGGAAGTGTGTTGCACACGCAGGTATATTTTTTGTTCAACCAGTTGGAATACCAGATGACCCAGAGGGAGATCTTCTTGGATTTCATATTACAGTTCCGTATGCAAGAGATTATAAGAAAGTAAAGATGCTATCAACTGCAAAAAAAGCACTTGATTGGGCCTTAACCAGTTAGCAAACTGTCCACTACCACTGGACTTATACCCATAATTGCACTATAATATGGGTATGAAGAATAAGCATCTCGAACATCCAGAAGATTCAATTTTTACGAGTGGTCGTAAGGGCCTTCATACTATCCTAAACTTTCTACAAGAGAAGAGAAGTAATATCACAGTTAAGTATGATGGTTGTCCTGCAATCGTATGGGGTGTAAATCCTGATAACAATCGTTTCTTTGTTGGAACTAAGAGTGTTTTCAATAAAGTCAAAGTCAAGATAAACTATAATCACAATGATATCGAAGTAAATCATGGTCATACACCATCAGTTGCATCAATACTTCATATGTGTCTTGAAAATTTACCAAGAATCAGAGGTGTATATCAGTGTGACTTTATTGGGTATGGTGGTGCAAAAGAATACAATCCAAACACTATTACATACAAGTTTCGTCCACCAATCTGTGATCGTCATAATATCGTTGTTGCTGCACATACAGAATACAAAGGTCACACTCTCAAAGATATGGAAGCATTCTTTGAGTTTCCTTTCTCTGTCAGTACAGATGAGTGTGATCTAAATCGTGCAAAGACAGATCCATTTGGTCAGGAGGAAACTAAGTTTCTAAACACTGATGCAAAGTTGAATACACCAGATTATAAGTTGGGTTTATACATCGCAGCTGCTCGTGTTGCTTCTAACTTTATCAAGTTTCCAACTGAGGAAGAAGGTAAGAGGTTAAAAGTTGCCGTCAACAAATATATTCGTGAGGGTCGAGAGTTGAATGCTTCTCAATTATCTAAAGAAACAGGATTTGGTAAGAATCTTTTTCAACTTTATAAGTTTCTAATTGAAATCAAAGAGTTATTGATGGAGAGTGTAGAAACATTTGAATCTGTTGATTGTTTTATCGGTGATGATGAATGCGGACACGAAGGGTATGTAATGACTAATGAATATGGTACATTTAAATTGATTAATCGTAAGCAGTTTTCATATGCTAATTTTAACCTAAACAAAAAGTGGAATAAATAAGTGTATATCAGTGTGAATAATTATTCCTTTAAACACAAATTATGCGAAGTTTTAATAATTTTTTGAGAGAAGCAACAGAGACTTCTGCATCAAGACAGGCAAAATTGCTAGGTCTTGTTGGAGATGGTCATGGAGGCTGGTACGATGCGAAAGGAAAGTTTGTCGCAAAAACTGAACAGGGAAAGTTAAAGTTTTATGGTCAGGGTGGAGCAAAACCACAAGACGATAAACCTGCACCAAAGAAAGCAGCAGAGGCACCTGCACCAACTAAAAAACTTAAACCAGTACAACAGCAACAAGAGAAACCACCAGAAACTAAAAGTAGTGAAGGTATTGTTCTTGTGTTTGGTAGATTTAATCCACCAACAATCGGACACCAGAAACTTCTACAAGCTGCTCAAAGAGAATCAAAGAGAACTAATTCAGATCTAAAAATATATCCAAGTCGAACTCAGGATCCTAAGAAGAATCCACTTGATCCTGGTATGAAAATTAATTTTATGAAACAAATGTTTCCTGATTATGAGGAGAACATTATTGATGATGCTGGTACCAAAACAATATTTGATGCGTTAGTATCTGCATATAATGAAAAATATAAGAACGCTACGATTGTGGTCGGACAGGATCGTTTATCAGAGTTTCAAGGATTAGCACAGAAGTATAATGGTTCTGATCTTTATAATTTTGAGAATATAGTTGTTGTATCTGGTGGGGCAAGAGATCCTGATGCAGATGATGTCACAGGTATGTCAGCATCAAAGATGAGAGCATACGCAACTGATGGTGATTTCCAATCATTTGTAAAAGGTTTACCACCTGCATTAAAATCAATGCAAAAACGTGAACTCTTTAATAATGTTCGTAAATCTATGAATGTTAAAGAATCATTCTTATGGGAGATTGCACCAAAACTTGACCCTGATACACTTCGTGAAGAATATCGTAGTGGTAATATATTAAATCTTGGTGATATGGTCGAGAATATTAATACTGGACTACATGGTGAGATTATTCGTAGAGGAACTAACTATGTAATTTGTGTATGTGAGAATGGTATTATGTTTAAATCTTGGTTGAAAGATTTACAAGAATACACCGAAGTAAAAATGGATAGATTGATGAGAGATAAGATCCATCCAAACACTCTTGTCGGAACAAAAGGATTCTTAGAATATGTAAAGAAAATGACACCTGGTTATGACAAAGGTGTCAAGATTGCTAAACAATATAAATAATTTCTGTAGCAACGAGAACTATGTTAATAGAAGAACAGATAAAAATTGCGAGATTGATTGCATCGGGTACTCCGAGGGAAGTTGCTATCACAGAGGTTAGTATTATAGACAAGAAATCTATTGTGAAATCAGGCCCAACAATAGATGTGAAAGCAAAAGATATGGGTGCTGAAATAACTGCACAAGATCGGGCAAAACAAAGATTAGCAAAGGTAAGACAGGCAGCACAAAAGGCAGCACAAAAAGTAAAACAAAAAGGTGGTGCAATTGTTAAATCTGCAGCTGGTAAATTAACAAAGAAAAATGACAAATTAAAAGCACCCACTGCAGCAGATGTATCTGGAAAACCAGAGGAAAAACCAACAACTAATGTAACCGTAAATATACCTGCAGATAAAGACAAGAGTGGATATGAAAAAATTGATAGTTCTGAATCTGGAGCAACTGCAGCAAAGAAAGCAGCAGGTAATGTCTTAAAATTTGGTGCAAAGGGAGTCAAGAAACTTGCAGGTATAAAGATGAGAAAGGAAGAATTCATGCAAGAAGTTAAGGATAAGAAGGACTCAAAGGCTAAAAAGGTTATAGATATAATGAAGGGGAAAAACCCGATTAAGATAAATCCTGATATGAAGGAAGACACGATTGTCGTTCAGGATGCATCTGGAAAAGATTCAGTAGAGATAGTAGATATAATTTCACCACAAAAAGTAAGATCTGATTGGAGAAAAGAAATCAATGTCACAGAAGCATCAGCAGCATGGCAACGAAAAGAAGGGAAGAGCAAGTCGGGAGGACTTAATGAAAAAGGCAGAAAAAGTTACGAACGCCAAAATCCTGGATCTGACCTTAAAGCACCTAGCAAGAAGGTTGGAAACAAGCGTAGGGCATCATTCTGTGCTCGAATGAAAGGAATGAAGAAGAAGTTAACAAGTGCAAAGACAGCAAGAGATCCAAATTCAAGAATAAACAAATCTTTAAGAGCGTGGAATTGTTAGATAAACGTGCTATATAGTGTAGTAATTTCGCATTAAGATTATGTTATCATTTTTACTACCACTCGCATCAAAAATTATTAGTGATGCTGTAGACAAGATTCCTGATGACGCAGAATTAGGAGAAAAGTTAATCGATATTTGCCTAGTAATTATAGGTAAGGCAGTCAAGTTGACTAAGACTGATGCTGACGACAAATTGTTTGAACAAGTCAAGGAAGCAATCAAGTCTCGTTGATTATCCTTTTTATAAATATCTCTAGACAAGAAAATTATTAGGGTAAAAACAAATGGCTCTTTGGGGTACAAAAGACTTAGTATACTCAACAGGTAACGTTAACGTCAATGTTACCACAGGGGTAGTTACTAAACAGAGTGGTAACATTGCTTGGACAGCAGGTAATGGCGTAAAGGTTGGTCAAGTAGTCACTGTAGATGGAACTGCTGAAGGTGTAATTGAAAGTATTGATAGTGCAACACAACTTACAATTGGTACCGAGTATCTACCTTCTAGTAACATCTCTAACAAGGGTTACGTAATCAGTGAGAAACCTAAATCAACTTTATTTGATTCTAAGTATGCTGCTGGAGATATTTTTGGTGTAGACAACGCTGAAGTTGGAGTAGCAAGAACAACTGCATATTCAGTCACACATGGTGGTTGGGTAGGTATTACTAGTTACACTGATCAAGATGGTGTGTTAAGGGTAAAAACAGAAACATTAGTTGCTATGGGTAAAGATAAGGATAATAGCGGTGGTATCACTGGAGATGCTGAAGACGTTAAGTTTAAAGACAGTTAACTAAATTAATTTTGTTATAATATGAGATTTGATGAACTAAATGAATCAAACTATATAATGTTTGCAATCAAAAATTACGAAAATCCTCAAGCAGTTACGCAAGAGGATTTTTATGAAGATATGAAAAGATTCAAATGGGTGAAACGACTCCTGAACAAATACAAAAATACAGGAGATCTAAACGTACACTTAGTTATGAACCACTTTATCATTCTTTATAATGTCTTTGGTGATGCAACAACTCCTTTGTTGTTTTATAAACTTGATGAGGATCTTTGGAGTATATTGAAAACGTTTGTAATGTATCTGGAAAGATTGCCAGAGTTTCCAATTACAAAATTACATGACATTCCTGTAGATAAAAAGTGTTTAGAACTTTTAAATGATCTATGACTAACAGTAACCTTCAAAAAATTATTGACATTGTTCACAAACTCCAAGAGGAGATGGTTGCGAATAATGTTAGTGGAGGTCAGATTGCAGGTACAAAAGAGGCTGGAGATGATCCACCAGTCAGAAAGAAAAGACCACCAATAATGGCAAGAGGTAAATTGCCAGGTGCAAGAACAAGATTTAAGCAAGGTGCTGATTTCATTACAAATCTAAAGAAAAATAAATATACTTGAAGTAATAATACTTAGTGGTGGAAGACAATACAAACGTCAACGCAGCAATTTTAGAAAGATTAGAAAAAGTTGTTCAATCTCTACAGGAAAACTCTGTAAAGATGGGGCAACTTCTTGCTGTTCATAATGAGAAGTTAGATAAGCAAGATCGCATTGACGCAGTATTATTTGAGAAGATCGAACAGGTGGATAAGAAACTTGACCAACACGCAACAGATATTAAGAAAGGATGTGAGAGAGATATAATGCTTGTAGACAATCGTTTGAGAGTTATAGAGAAGAAGATGTGGACAATCGCAGGTGCACTGACTATCATCAGTTTCATCGTTTCACCAATTGGCCAAAGATTTTTAAGAGGAACGTTGACACCTCCAACACAATCGAGTATAATAATAGAAAAGTAATTACTTGTAATGAGTGACGTGAATTTTAAGAAGCATCGTGTCTTCCGTGAGACAGAGGATGTTATCTTTTATGATATATCAGTTGATGAATCAAATGCTGCAGACCTTGTAGTGCATACAGGTGCTGCCATATCACCACCAAATGATAGTGTCGGAGCAAAGCAATTTTATATTCATAGTTTTCAAGACGACTATAATCGAGTTGTATCAGGTGAAAGAACCTTTGAGTTAGTTAATTATACTTGGAAGTATCCATACCATTTAGTTCACTTAAATCGCACCAGTGGTGCTTTAGTGATACCTCGTGGTACATTTCATCGTTCAGTATCAGGAGAGAATGGTTCGATTGTCATAAACCAAGCAAAGAGGTATGATGGATTTGACCCAAGTGCAGAGTTTTATCCTGTATCTTCTGCGACTAATATTGATCTTTATAATGCACTTACACGAGAAAAGCCAGTCATACATACGTTAGGTGAGTAATGAGTTTTGTTGATACAAAGTTTATTGGATTAGTTTCCGTCCGATTACAAAAGTTTAGTAAGAAGAAAGAAGGGTTATATGCGTTCCGTTGTCCCTATTGTGGGGATTCTCAGAAAAACAAGAATAAGACAAGAGGATATATCTATAGATCAAAGAACGATCATAACTTTAAATGCCACAATTGTGGTGTATCAAGGAGTTTCACAAACTTCTTAAAAGATCAAGATGTAAGTCTCTATGATGAATATGTAATGGAGCGATACAAATCTGGTCTCACGGGTCGAATGTCAAATACACCCAACCCAACTCTTCCATCATCGAAACCTAATTTTGTAAAGAAGTCATTTGATCTTCCAAGAATTTCGGAACTAAATAAATCACATCCCGCAAGAACCTACCTTTCCAAAAGAAGAATACCAGAGGATAGATTCAAGGACTTATATTATTGTGAAAACTTTAGAAAATGGACTAACGAACAGAAGTATACCTTTGAAGACTCAGACTTTGATGAGTCTCGTATTGTCATCCCTTTGAGAGATCGTAGTAAGATCTTTGGATTTCAAGGTCGATCACTTGACCCTAGAAATCAATTAAGATACATAACAATTATGTTAGATGATGATGCACCAAAAGTTTACGGATTAGATAGAGTTAATGAAAACAAAAAAATTTATGTGGTTGAAGGGCCTCTCGATTCCCTCTTCGTGGAAAACTGCGTTGCTATGGTTGGGGCCGATCTTGATCTTCGGACGTTTGGCTGGAGCAATTATATTTACGTTTATGATAATGAACCACGTAACAGAGAAATCGCTGAAAGAATCGACAAAACCATTAGTCGAGGAGATCAGGTAGTGATATGGCCAAACACTATTTCTGAAAAAGATATTAATGATATGACATTGAGTGGACATAATGTAAAAGATCTGTTAGAATCTAATACATATTCTGGTTTAGAAGCAAAACTAAAATTTACAACTTGGAAAAAGGTATGACAAACGGAACAAAAGTTCTAAAGAGAGACGGACAAACAGAGAGTTTGAACCTAGAGAAGGTTCATAAGATGACTGAGGAAGCGTGTGAGGGTCTTGCAGGTGTCTCTGCAAGTCAAGTTGAGATTCAATCAGGAATTCAGTTCTATGATGGAATCACTACAGCAGAGATTCAAGAGATACTTGTAAGATCTGCATCAGATTTAATTGACTTAGATGCACCAAACTACCAATTCGTTGCTGCAAGACTTTTATTGTTTGGTTTATATAAGCAAGTATTTGGAGATTGGAAGAAAGGATTTCCATCTGTTAGAGAGCATTTAAGTAAGGGATCTGACAAAAAGATATATGATCCTACACTTGAATCTAAATATTCTGAAGAAGAGTGGAGTAAAATTAACTCTTGGGTAGATCATAATCGTGACTTAACTTTTACCTACGCAGGTTTACGTCAGGTCGTTGACAAGTATCTAGTTCAAGATCGAAGCACAACTGAGGTATATGAGAGTCCTCAGTTCATGTATATGTTAATTTCTGCTGCTATATTTGCAGAATATCCACAAGAAACAAGATTAGACTACATTAAGAGGTACTACGATGCCATTTCCAGACACAAAATCAACATTCCAACACCCATCATGGCTGGAGTCCGCACTCCAATTCGGCAGTTTGCGTCTTGTGTTCTCGTTGATATTGACGACACCTTGGATAGCATTTTTAGTTCTGATATGGCCGTGGGTCGTTATGTTGCACAAAGGGCAGGAATCGGTATTAACTCAGGTCGAATCCGTGGCATCAACGCTAAAATCAGGGGTGGAGAAGTTCAGCACACAGGGGTTGTCCCTTTCCTCAAAAAGTTTGAAGCAACTGTCAGATGTTGCACTCAAAATGGCATCCGTGGTGGATCAGCAACTGTCCACTTCCCAATCTGGCACCAAGAAATCCAAGACATAATTGTACTCAAGAACAATAAAGGAACAGAGGATAATCGTGTAAGAAAACTTGACTACTCAATTCAAATTAGTAAATTATTCTATGAAAGGTTTATTGAAAACAAGGAGATCACGCTTTTTTCTCCTCATGACGTGCCAGGGTTATATGATAGCTTTGGTTCTGAATTATTTGATGAACTATACGTAAACTACGAGAATGATGAATCTATCCCTAAGACTCGCATAGGTGCTCAAGAACTCATTCTTGCTCTTCTGAAAGAAAGAGCAGAGACAGGTCGTATGTATATTATGAACATCGATCACTGTAATAGTCACTCATCGTTTTTAGATAAGGTTGAGATGAGTAACTTATGTCAGGAAATTACACTACCAACGAAACCCATCCAACATATTGACGATGAAAACGGTGAAATTGCACTTTGTATTCTATCAGCAATCAATGTAGGTAAAGTTAAATCTGACACTGAATTAGAAAATCTATGTGACTTATCTGTTCGTGCTTTAGATGAACTGATTGACTATCAACAGTATCCAGTAAAAGCAGCAGAGATTGCTACAAGAGCACGTAGATCTCTTGGAGTTGGTTTCATTGGACTTGCACATTATCTAGCCAAGTTAGGATTTAATTACGACTCACAAGAAGCGTGGGATGCAGTTCACGGTCTCTCTGAATCATTTCAATACTACCTTTTGAAGTCGTCAAATCAACTTGCAAAAGAGAAAGGTGCGTGTGAATACTTTAATCGAACAAAGTACTCAAATGGAATTCTTCCGATTGATACATATAAGAAGGATGTAGATGAAATCACTAAACCTGACTACGAACATGATTGGGAATCTCTTAGGAAATCTATCATGGCCCACGGAATACGGAACT